TGTTGAATATCCCCACATTGTAGGAATAGCACTGTTTGCTGAAGTAGTCATGCGTGACCATTTACTTTTATCAAAAGCCATTTATATACTCCTTATTCAGTGATTTCGACTTTAACAATACCAGCAGTGTCAATAGTGACAGCACCAGCTTTGTATTTGCCTAAAGAAAGCCATGATGTCTTCTCAGGAATGTAGTTAACTTCCGTTGAAATATCAAGACCGATTGCACAGCCAATAGCTGATTTGTGGAAAGCGAAGCAGTCACGAGTAGTGCTTGCTTTAGCTAGGCCACCTTCAGCACGTGTTTCCATCATAATAATGTTGAAACCCATGAAGCTGTTAATCTCACCAGACACTAACGCTCTAACAGTGTTGTAATCTGCTGATGTAATTGTAGAATCACCTAGTAAGTCTTCGATACCTTCAGCTGAAGTCAAAAGAATACGGTCACTTGATGGTACTCCGTTATCATTCAATGTTCTTGCAGCTGTTGTTAGTTTTGCTAATGTTAGTCCAGCAGAACCATGAGCAATTGTTGAACCAGCTGATAAAGCGTCAATGATTAATTGGTCAGCTCTACGACCCATTGCACCAGCAATAGTCTCTGCAAGTTCTCTACGCTCATCGAAGTTTACTTCTTGAGCATCAAACACGTCAGTATATTCACCAGCTACCCAGTTTTCTAGGGTTGCTGCTACTTTAGCGTGTGAGATGTCCATTGGTGTTACGTCTGTTTGACTAGCTTTTTGATTAGCCAAACCTTTACCCATAGTACGGAAGTTGTATGTATCACCAACTACACCAGTTCTTAAACGAACTGCACCACGGAGTTTTCCAGCGGTCTGGAAAGCGTGCTTTACTTCAGAATCAAAAATCGCTGAAGCTGCACTAGAAAGATTGATAGACATTCTGTCTTCTCCTAAATTAAATTAAATTGTTCTTTTTCAATTCAGGTTTCCGTATTCTGGGCTGAATCTAGCATGTTTACAAGTTGCTATCTTTTAGAATACGGGTCTTTAAGACAAGAGTGTCCGTTAGGGATATTTTAACATATATACAAATTAAAATTGTATTATTTATTTGTATTTTTTATTTTAACTCCAGCAACTGAAATATGTGCTAACCCCCATGACTTCATTAACTCTAAAGTCACAAGGGTTGCATGATGGTGCATAAAACTGTTTGTGTTATTACATTCTTTAAGAACGTGATGAACAGCGTCTATTACCTCATCTATTTCATACTTCACTGTCTTATCTGGTTTTGTGGTTGTGTTCCATAGAAGTCTGCAAACTTCTTCTCAACATCTTTTCTAAACGCTGGTGACTCATAGTATCTTGGGTCTTTAACTAATTCATCTAATGCTTCTTTAGTAGTGTTGTCTACTGATTTAACATTATCAGGAGCTGACACATCGGTCTCTCTTAACATGCCACGCATCTTTTCAAGAATGCCAAAGCCTTCAGCTGTAGTGGCTAAACCTTCTAATGTTTGATACTCAGACTCATCGAAGTTAGCCTTGGCCCAAGATGTGAAGTCATTAATACGTTGAGGAGCATCTTTACCCATACGCTTAATTTCATCTTCAATTGCTGGCTGTGCTTCCATCAAACCATTGACATAGATTTCCATTAGCTTGCTATGAGCTTCCTGTGATAGTCCAGCTTCAGTAGCCCACTCATTAAAACTAACAAGCATTGGGTCTTCAGCATCTATCTCAGCGTCAATGCCTTCAGGCAGCTCTACTTTATATCCATCTTCAGGTGTGCCAGTAAATGCACCTAGCTTAGATTCTAGTCCAGCATAAGCTTTAGCTTGGTCAGCAACAGTTTTGTATTTACTAGACTTAAACCATTCAGGAACATCTCCCTCTCCTTTAACATCTTCTGACATCATCCAACCTTCACTAACAGCTTCAGTTGTTTCTGTCGTAGCTTCTGTTGTAGCTTCTGTTGTAGCTTCAGCTTCAGGTGCTACTTCCTGTTCACTTAGTATTGTCTCTTCACTCATCATTGTCTCCTTGTGGTAAGTAATCGCCATTAGTTCTACGTTTAATGGCATTTTGTATAGTGCGAATCACACTGTTTTGCCCCTCTCTGTAATATCCTTGTTCAGCTGGCTGAGTAGGAACACAGACAGGAGCTTTGATATAACGCTCCTCCCAATGGCTTAAAACTTTCTTACCATCAGGAGTTTTAAATAACCGAGCTATCATTGCGTCAAAGTCTTTATCCACCCATTTGCTCCATGGCTTGTTGAGCTAACTCAGGGTTTTGTGCTGCTACTTCTGCTGCTTGAGCCATTGCTGCCTCTTCTTGCATTTGCTGCTTCATTGCTTCACGTTCTTGTTTGTCTCTTACTAAGTCAGGGTCAACACCAAGCAGTTTAGCGATATGCTCTGGGAACGCTTCAAGGTCAAGACCAACTCTTACAGCATCTTCACCAACCATCATTGCAAACTGAACGAACTGAGCTAACTTGTTAACCTCATCCATATCTTGTTGCTGTGCTAATGGTGACACAACTTTAATCTCAACTTCTTGATTACCAACCTTGATTGGTTTGAGCTTTCCGTTTCGTACAAGAATATCAATAGCTCTTTTTATAAGCTTGTTAATGAATTCCATTTGTAATCGACCAAACGATGAACCAATGTCTGACATAAGCTCTTGTTGTCTGATTGAAACTTCAGTAGCTGACTTTGTTGGGCCTTCTATTGGGCCAAGCTGGTCATGAAACAATGCCTTCTTAATGTTTTCACGTAAGTCTTGTAACACTAACTCACTGACATTAAAGTTACCACCAGACTGTAAAGGCGATAAAGAACCTTCAGCTGCAACTGGTATCACTGCTCCAGACTTAATGTTTACTGTCCAAGGATTAAGAACTCCATCATCCACAGCTGTATAAACACCAACAATCTCTTTCTCAGCGTTCTTGAGTACAAACTTAACAACCTCATTAGCTGTCTTGATGTCAGGCAGTGCTGTCATGATAGGCCCACGACCATATCTTTCACCAGCCACCTTAGACCAACGAAACACAATCCAAGGAGAAACCTCAAAGTAGTCTTCAAAGATGACGTGCTTAGTGCCTTCTTCTATAATGACATACTCATAAACCTTCTTGTCAGGATTGTAAACAGTGGCTTCAATGATAGGAACAAGCTCATCTGGCTTAGTCTTCATCATCTCGTTAACAGCTTCAGAGCATTTACCCTTCTTCCAGACTTGTTTAATGTTGCGTGCTGGATGTTTGTGTAATCTGAAAACAGTCTCAATCGTTCCATGAGGGCCATCTTCAACAAGTAACTCTTTTAATGGCACTGCTGTAAACTTCAGTAAGTCATCACCTTCACCTTCATCAAGCAGTAATGCTCCTGTTCCTACTGCTAAGTCCAGAAATGCTTCATGAACCTCAGTAGCTAAGTTAGATTGATTTATATAACTAAACAGTCTATCGGTCATCAACTCTAAACCTTTGTTAATCCTGTGTTCATACTCTTTAGGCATTGCAGTTCCAGCAGACAACTTAGCCCACTTCTTAAATGGAGGAACTAAAGTAGACTGTAGTCTTGATGCAAAACGCTGTGTACCTATCAATGCTGTTGAGTCGTATATTTTGTTATTCTTTTTTGCACCTTCGGTATGTTGACTAAACACTTCCCTTTGAGGTAGTGCGTACTCATAACACTCTTTCCAGTGTGATTCCCATGAGCTACGATGTTGTTTAGCGACTTCATATCGCTTAACTAAAGCATCAGTACGCTCTGAGCTTTTCTTATATGTTGGCATAATATTATCCTAGTGTGTCTGAAAGCCCTCTTTCATCATTGTCTTTACTTATTAAAGAGCGTCTACCACGTCTTCTTTGTTTTGCACGACTTGTAGATTTTTTCTCATAAGCTTTTTCTTCTCTAAGCTCAGAGTCTCTTCTGTTGTCAGCATCCACTTCAACTTTTGATTTCTCAGGCTTTGGTGCTGGTGCTGGTGCTGATGACCTACTTCTAAAGCCAAATGTTAGTTTGTTTTCTAGCCATTCCCTGTTAAAGCTAGGTAATAAATATTTCATGTATTTCTCCTTGTTTAATTGTTATCCTAATGTGCTTGAATATGAATTATCATTCAACAAAGAAGGTTTAGTTCTTCGCCTTCTTATAGCAGCATCAGCTCTTCTCATTGTGTTACGGTCAGCTGTTTGTTTACTGGTAACGGCTGACCTTTGACCTTGCGGTGTTGCAGCATCACTATGTGGATTGGCAGCGTTCACCTGTTTTCTTGGTGCAATATAACCTTTTGGTCTAAAACCTCCTGCTGCTATATCTGCTTTAGATTGTGGGCCAGCTGGCATTGATGATTTACCACCAAATCCAAATGTCAGTTTGTTTTCCAGCCATGCTAAATTGTAGCTAGGCAATACTTTCATGTACTTCTCCTTTTTAAATAGTTGTGTAATTGCCAAGGTGTTACTACCCAGCATGCTTTTATTCCCAAGACTTGCTTGCATACTGTTACGCATGTAAGCATCCCCCTGAAGATAAACTTTGGTTTAATGTTTTTCTTGTATCTGATTACTTTCCATCCAGTAGACTCAAACAAATGTGGCACATCATCTTCGCTTGTATATGGCATAACATTAATATCTAAGCATTGTCCTAATGGGTCAACCAATATCCAATTGAAGCCATCCCATTTAAAGACACAGCAATGCCTAAACCCTTTACGAGTAAATACATCCCAGAAATGCGGAACGTCTGAATCTCCAAAGGCTATAAAGTAATCAAGTTTTATGCTGTCAGCCATGATATGTTTGCTTGTGGTTGTCCTATTCTTTGTTGTTTGCTTCTGTCTCTAAAGGCAATGGCAAAGTATCTGAAGGCATCTGCGTAGTGACTTGACCAATCGTGGAGTGGGTGGGGCTTGTATATACCCTTCTTCTCATCGAATTCCTTCCTATACCTTCTGAGTGCTTGTAAGCCATCCTTTGTGTTCGTCTTCTCAAAGTAACATTTGGGTAGTATGGCCCTCGCTGCATGTATTCCATCCTCTATTGATAATCGTCTAACCACCCTAAAGTGTATGCCTAACTTACGAGCTGTCTCTAGTCTGGACTTGCCAGTGCCTAACTCCCTTACTTGTATATCATGTGGAGCGTAATGCTCACCAAACACTGCCTGATGCTTTGCTCTCCAATCATGCAGCCAATTGATATAAAACTGTAAGCCCTCACCTTGGTTCTCATAGCAATCAACGACACGAATCTCCATACCAATCTGTTGGACTAGCCATATACAGGTTGAATCCGATACACCTAAATCCCAATAACTATCGACAGGAATGTTAGGCTCAACTTTGAAGTCTACAATCTGGTCATTAGGTATGAACTTGGCATAGTAAGCACCATCACGATTAGATAGCACCTCACCTTCCCAGACGTGATTGTATAAGTCTTCATTCTTATTCTTTAGATAAAGCCTTTCCTTCTCTAACTCTTCTGGAAACCATGGGTTCTGATTGTAGTTGACCTTCTTGACGTATGCTTTTGGAGGAGGATTGACTACAAAGCGTTGATATGTGTCATCCATTTCATCGTTAGGGTTAAAGCTTACCCATATCTCAGAGCCTTTCTTTCTCACTGTCGGTATCAATGTCTCCCATGATGTGTAAGATACTGATTCTGCTTCCTCAACCCAGCAAATGTCTAGCCCTTCATAAGACTTAACCTTAGTAATATTGTTGCTTAAACCTAAGAATAGGAAGCGTGAGCCATTCTTTCCTATGATTTGTGACTTTTGTACGTCAAAGAAGTCTGTTAGGCCCAATCTTTGTATTGTATCGTTTAAAAGTTGTAAGACTGAATCAGATATAGAACGCTGTATTTCTCTAGCACACAGTATTCTCGTTGGTTCTTTAAAAGCTCTAAGCACTAACAGCTGTGCTATCGAAAAAGACTTGCCACTACCCCTACCCCCAAAAACCACTTTATAGCGATTTGGCTCAAGGAATGGTGTGAACTCTTTAGTGAGCTTTAAATCAATCTTCATCAATAATCTTTATGGTGATAAACAATAGAATTAGTGTTATAAACAGGAGCTATTCTTTCCATACACAAATTAATACTTTCTATATCGCCATTCATTGCTTTTTTTATAAGGTCTTCTGCGAATAAAGAAGAAGGATGACCAAGTTTTAAAATTTCTCTAGCTCTATTAGTCCATGATTCTTCATTGTGATGATAGACATGAATCTTCTCACCTTCCTTTTCTAACTTTTCTTTTCTTTTTTGCTCTCGTTGTTCTCTTGCTTTATCGTCTCGTTTTTTATGTGTACGAAGCATATGTTCGTACATTTCAGGAGCTTTCAACATAAGTGTTTTTCTAATAAGTCTGTGACCTCTAGCTAATTTTTGTCTTACTCTAGTAGCTGAAATACCTTTTATATTTCCCACTTTTTTATAAGACATATTAGGACTGTAATACAAACAGAAAAGCTCTAGCTCATCTTCAGGCAAAGAATCAATCAACATATTAAAATCAACTTTGTCTATATCAATGTTCATCCTCATCCTCTAATGCTTCAACAACTGTAATCACCACGTTGTTATCTTGCTGGCCCTGTAGGTTCACATCTTTAATATCAGCGTAACCTCTATCCCTTAAAACCATAGGAGCAAATTTGTTTAACACTACTGGGTTTCTATCTTCAAACACTTGTTTATTAATCTCATCTTCCCACCTATCTTTCAGTGCTTCTTTAGCTTGTTCAACTGCTTCTCTAAATGTGTCAGCTTCTTTTGACCACGCATAGAATGTTTGCCTAGATATATCAACAGCTTTACAAGCCTTACTCACATTACAATAGCTATTTACGTAAGCATTAATAAACTTAATCTGATTGTCTTTTAATCCATCCCCAATGAGGATAGGCATTTGTTTATCCATCAGCGTTTAATTAACCTACGAGTTTTATAAAACATAACCAAAATAAAATATTCAATTCTGGATAAAACTGTTTGTTGTTTACCCCAACGAATTTCAAACTTAATACCTTTAGGCAAGCGAGCTATATCTGATAACCGCATCGGTATAGGTTTAAGAAGTAAAGGGTCTGTTCTTGCCCTCAACTCATCATCTAGTGCTTTTTGTGTTTGTTTAGTGTTTCGTATGTAACTCATGTTCTTCAGGTTTGTCTATAATTAAATCCATTTCTTTTTTCATATCAACAATGCCTGAATGAGCATCATTAAGAGAAATTTTGAACTCTTCAGCAATAACAATTAAAGCTGTGAAATAAAAGTCAGTTGCTTCATCATCATCGAAGTT